ATCAAGAACCCGAACACCGGTAAAGAGATCATCATTAAAGATGTGATTGCCGATGCGTTCCTGCAACAGATCCTGCTGCGACCTGCTGAGTATGACGTGATCGCCTGTATGAACCTGAATGGTGACTACATCTCCGATGCGCTGGCCGCGCAAGTGGGTGGTATCGGTATCGCCCCGGGCGCGAACATCGGTGACGAGTGCGCCCTGTTCGAAGCAACTCACGGTACTGCACCTAAATACGCAGGCCAGGACAAAGTCAACCCAGGCTCTATCATTCTGTCCGCAGAGATGATGCTGCGTCATATGGAATGGTTCGAAGCCGCAGACCTGATCGTTAAAGGTATGGAAGGCGCGATTAACGCGAAAACCGTAACCTATGACTTCGAACGTCTGATGGAAGGCGCTAAGCTGCTGAAATGCTCAGAGTTTGGCGACGCGATTATCGCGAATATGTAATCCAGACTCTGGGTTAAACAAGAACGGGAGCCGATTGGTTCCCGTTTTTATTATTAGCTTTCGAATGGTTATCAAAATTTTATCAAAACGAGTTATCAAAATTTCAATGTCCTATCCATTAGCTAGTCATCTGGATAGTGTTCCACTTACGTCAGGAGCGATTCGACAGAAGCATATCTGATCAAGTCTGCTATGATGCTAGACCTCTTTTTTTTACATGCTATTATCCTCATAAGCTATTGCTAGTTAGATGATGGATCAAACCCAATGTCAGAAAAAAATGATTATGCGAAAGTTGTAAGTAAACTGACCACCTTCCGTTCGCACTCAAGTGATTTACTCGAATCTCAAATGGGTCTTATTGAAAAAATTCTTAATAATGTACAAGATTTATTCGATAAAAACTTACAGAATCTTTCTGAAGTAGAACGTGGTCGATTAGAATTCTATAATGATGTTCTACCTGAAATGAAAAAATGTTTGGCAGTTTCAGGTAAATTCACTGAATCAACAACAAAAGATTATGCCCAGGCCTTAAAGCTACTTTCGAAAATGAATGGAGGTAGCAATAATGGCTAACACGGATTTCTCAGATTTAACAGATTTATTAGAAGAGCTTTCAACTAATTCTAAAAAGTCTGATAATGTTGCCGAAGAAGCAGAAGAAAACGCATTAAGTTCCAGTGTGCGTGAAAGCAAGACTCGTAGTGCATTAACCATTTCATTTTTAGTGGGCTTTTTTGTTTTACTGGTCTTTTGCTTTATTTTTGTTTTTTGGTACAACGCTTATGCAGTTGATTGGTTACTCAAATTGAAAGAAAAAGGAATTGAGAATCCCTCTGAATTAATAAGACCACTTGAAATTGATAAAGTACTCTCGATTGTTATTAGTGCTTTAGGTACTTCGCTCGGTTTTATAATTGGCTATTACTTTAAAGAAAAATCAAAATAGTTAATTAATGATCTTATTAACTAAGGAAATTTAAAGCTTCCTTAGTTAATTGATTTTTCGAGAGTTTTCACTTAAATTCCAACAGTTATCCAATCTTTACCGCGATCATCATGGTAACTAGCTGTCTGATTTGGGGATTTGTGCCCCAGCAGTTTTTGTGTATTTACCCCCTGAACTTCGTATAGACGCTCTGCTAAAGATCGTTGTTCGTGGAAAGTAGCTGGGGTGCCGTCTCCCCAATTTATCTCTGCTTTATCACGGGCCTTACTGAAATTCATTGTTATGGTATTCGACTTCACCTGCGCTCCACGTTCTGCCATTGAGGTTGCCCGGAAGAAGTGGATTAGGTATGGACTCACTGTATAGTCACGGCAACGTGCAACTACATCTCTCAAACTCCAGTCAATCGCGTTAAGTCTAAGTGATAGTGGGATCGCAAGCTTGCTCCCCGTCTTCTCCTGTACGACATGCAGATGGTCATCCCAAATATCGCTAAACTTCATGTTGGAAATATCCCCTAGGCGCTGACCAGTAACGAGCGCCAAAAGCATTGCATTGCCCATGTATTGATGTTGGGCATCAGCTATCGCGAAAATCTTTTGCCATTCGTCGAGGTTTAGACGCTGTCGAGTAATCCGCCGGCGCGGTTGTTTTGTAGCAAGAGCCGGGTTATAGCCCGGCGGTACCTCGCCATAATGTTGGGCTTCTTTGAATACATCAATCAAGACTGAGCGTATGACTTGTGCCATTCTTGGCTGGCCCTCTGCAACATAGGACTCCAGTATCTGGGCAACATCCCGAACGTCGACGGATGAAATCAATTTCATTCCCACACTCTCACGAAGTAGGGCTACTGGTTTAGCCTTTTGTTTATGAGTGTTCGGCTTGATATCACCGTTCTCCAGTCTTTCATCCTGAATTTTCCAATAACGATCTAACCACGTATTTGTTGTTATCGCCTTTCCTTTGCTGGAGGCGATCTTGTCACTGATAGCCAAAACCTGCCTGGTGCGCTGTTCAGCTAGTCGCTCATTGGCTTCGATTGCTATTGCTGTTGCTTCGGCCTCGTTAGTTCCAAGGCTATGAAACTTACCTGTAACGGGATGCTTATACCGCCAGTAGATTTTATTTACCTTACGACTGTAGAGCGGATAAAGATTAGGTATCTTAACGTTATTTTTACGTGGTCGGGCAGCCATCAGATAGTATCCTTTGAAGCATAGGAGAATCAGATTTTTTAATAACGGGCTGGGTCAAATTACCTGTAATCTCGGCGTCCTCTCTTACCCGCCAGTATCTTCCTTCTTTGGTGGCCGGGGGTGTGAACATGCTTTCTTTAGCATATCGACGTAAAGTATTCAGACTTGGAGGATTACTCCGGTATTTTTCCGCAGCCCACTCTTCTAAAGTCAGCATTTGAAGCATGTGCTTTACCTCATAATGGCCCATTGCTGGGCCAAATTCTGAATTTAAAAAATCAGTGTTCAGTCAGGTTCTGCCAGATTGCAGAAACATATTTCACCTGGTGGCGGGCATCTGAAATAGCCTTATGAGGTTCTCCTTCTAACGGGATTTCATGGCGGGGCGTATATCCCACGGCTTTACCCAGTTCAACGATGGTCCTTACATCACGGTTGTTCCAGTATTTCCATGGGCAGGAGATCCCGGTCCGGGCGTATGAATTCTCCAGAAGAACATTGTCGAAAGTGGCACCATTACCCCAGACCTGGACAGTGTCCTTGCCGTTCGCTGCATTCTCGGCGATGAAATCCTTGAATTGAAGGAGAGCATCATCCAGTGGGATTGCATGATCCATAACAATCTCTGAACGAGCTTCAGAAGTTTCCTTCAACCAGAAGAGGATCGTCGAGGCATCAGGAACTCCGCCCCATCCCATTGCCGATTCGAGAGAGATCACCTTATAAAACTCAGGCCCCGTCTGGCCGGATGCCGGGTCGAAGAATACCGCTCCGATGGATACTATTGGCGCGTCGGGCTTTTCGCCCATGCTTTCGATATCCACCATAAGGTGCGTATAAAGCATATCAGCCGAATCATTTTTATGATGAACGGAGTCTTCATTTAGGGCAGTTGCGTCGCTATCAGTTTCAGTAGAGCTTTCGCCTGTGACAACTTCTTCCTGGCCCTCTGATAACGGAGAGCCGTTCGTGCTTTCATCATTGCCAGTTTCTTCCATCTGCACATTATCTACGTACTCCGCCGCGGTATTAGGTTGGTCAGCTTGAATGTTGCTGATGGTCAGCCCTTCAATAGAAAAAAGACCATTGCCAACTTTTTTGAGAATCGGCTGCGTTTCTCCGTCGATCTGTGCTTCCTCATTCTTGCCGCTAGATTCAGGACCACCAGTTTCAACCACTGAATCAGTTGCTACCTCGTTTGTCCAGCTAACCTCAGGGTCATGACGAGCAGCCACAAGAGTTTCTTCTGATGGTTCGGAATGATTACTTTCAGTAAGGTTCGCGTTGATGTATCCGCTGAGACGTGCCGGATATAGGTAATACTCTGGGTGAGCGCTGCGGATAAGCGCAAAGATAGCCGCACGCGAATAATCTAGAATGCCTGGAGTTGCACGAAGAGCTTTAGACCATTCTTTAAACGGACTTTCTTTTTTGCTAACGATCTCTTTTGCCCGGCGGAAAACACCCCCTGGTATGTCGTAAATATTGAAATCCATTGGCAGCGTGGCCAGCGCTATCTCTAAATCAAGAGAGTCGAGATCATGTTTCAGATCAGGGTTTCTGTCGGTTTTGTTTCCCCCGCCAGCATTCGTGCCGCTTGTAGTACGCTGTATCACTGAAACGCGATTACCTTTAGCCCATTCTTTTACCAGTAAACCACGGTCAATATGCTCTGTACCAAACCAAGCCTTGAAGAACTGGATCACTACGGCAAGCTCAGTGCGCTTTCCGTCCGCAGGGAAGATGGTTTTAAGGTCAGCAACCACTTTGGATATGTCAAATTCTGTCGCAGCCTTGAATGGTTCGACATTTTCAGCCGCCAACAACATGTTTTGGACGTAGCTGTTATCTACATCCATTTCGAGCTGTTGGATCATTTTCTTTTGGTCGGCGTCGATGTGATAGGCGTATTCATCAGTAATAAACTGCGCCAGGATGCGCTGCCGCAATGGCAACGTAGCCACTGTGGTAAGCACTGGCGTCTTGGCACTGCTGGAATCGGTACTGATATTCTCAGTCTGCTCAGAAGTGCCTTCTCTGGCTTCTTCGGTCAGCTGCTTAATTTTCCATGTTCGCTGGTCCGCTTCCAGTTCGTAGCGTTTGCACCATGTGTAATCCACTGCACTTTCTTCAGGCAGGTCGTTATACACCGGAAAATCGGTGCGGACAGGCTTGACATAATCCTTGCCGCGGCCGGTTTCAATGCCTGCATCTTCCAGCTCAACATCCAGCTGCAAATTGGCGCGGGCTTCTGATTTTGCGGTGAACCAGATCACGGCATCCTCTTTGCCTGATTTCTGGGTTGCTTTAATGAAATAGAAAAATTCCATATCGGGTCCTTAATTTTGGTTGTAAGATACCCGCAGCTAATGATTGCCGCCTTGGGTAGTGGTCATTGGTCAAAACTCGATTCCGGAAAGCTTTGGTCGGCTGACCGGGTACTTAACCCGCCTTGCGCGGGTTTTGTGCTTTTAGGGGCTGGTAACAGCCATTGGTCATAACTCGATTAAAACTTGAAAGCAGGCTGGCGGTCAGCAGCCGGTCTATATGGGTAACACTCTCCTCTAACGAGCTGCTCTTTGGCGGCGGCATCACAACCAGATTCTGTTTGGTAAATACCGAGCATGATGTCTGAGCATTCCCCGGTAAGGGCGCAGACGATAACTATCAAGGCAAAAAACGAGCTCATATCTTTAACTCTGGGTTGCCTTTTTGCGCCAGTAAGTAGCAAAGCTTACGAACCAGAACTTCAAAAAGATTTAAGCGAACGGCCTGGCAGCCAGCTTTTTTGCGTGCGAAATCGATCATGGTTAACTCCTGTATGCCTTTAACGCCAGGCTGGCGGAACGGTAAACCTGCTGCGCGATTGTATTGTCATCTCATCCGGTGTTTCGTATGCCGCCGGCAGCTACTTCGTGGGCGTCCTGCCTTGATGACTGATTTTCTAAAATCAGGCTACAAATAAATATACCAGAGGTCAAGTTGGAATTGATAAATAACATACCATAAATGGTTTGTCTTATCAGTTTTTTGGAGTGTGTACGCGCAAAAAAAGCCGCTTATAGCGGCCTTTAACGATACATTTTGAGGGTTATGGCTGAGGATCTATTTTTCTTTTACGTAAAAATTCCGCCATAAACGCATCGAGCTCTTCAAGCCGGGTTTTGGCTAAGGCAATGAATCTATCCTGCTCGGCTTCCGGAAGTTGATCAAAAACTTCCAATAGTGCTGATTGGTGGGGGGTTAAAACTGTTTTACTCTGCGTTACAGAAGCAATGTGCTGTTCTTCTTCATCAGTCATGAAAAACCAATAAAGAGGCTTTCCAAGGGCTTCAGGCAAGAGAACCAGTTTCTCCTTGCGCGGGAAAATCCCTGAGTTACACCAATGGCTAACGGTTTGCGAGTTGACGCCTATCCGGCGCCCCAGTTCAGATTGAGAAATGCCTGCCTCATCAATAGCTCTTTGCAAACGTTCTTCAAAGTTCATTTTCAGTTCCAAATCTAACCAGTTGTCCAGCATACAAAGTTTCTTTTCAAATGTGGCCAGTTAAATTTCTTGACATTGATAAGTAAATTATCAAGTATGTGGTACGGAATTTAGGAGGCTCGATGAAACATAACATTCAAAAGAAGATTATTTCTCTGTGTGGCAGCCAATCAGAGCTGGCTCGCCGCTTAGGTAAAAACTCGCAGACTGTTTCTGTCTGGTTTCGTACTCAGGTAGCTAGCACAGAGGTTTTAAACGCATGCAGAGCTTTGGATTGGGAAGTCACCCCGCATGAATTACGTCCAGACCTCTATCCCAACGCAACAGATGGTTTACCTCAGAAGGAGGCTTAATCATGCAGTCAGCTACATATCAACATCATAACCAACGCCTGGCCGGACCGCTGAAAACTCAAAATCAATTTATGGCGCATCGGCGAGACAGCTTTAAGCACCGTTCAATACAGGTTGCAGTTCGAGAGTGGGAATCCACTTTGCCCGGCCAGGCGCAGGAAAAAATCGCTCAACTGGTGGCTGAGCAGTGGGCGAAGGAAGGGGGCCGCGGCATCGCGGTCAATAAGCAGAATTTATTCCGCTATCTGAAAAATGAAGGAGGGTCGGAGAAATATACTGCTTACGTTATGCAGCTGTCGGGCGCAATCCTCGCAGCTATGCCTATTGAGATAGCCAGAAAGCATGGACTCAGTAACGCCAGAACGGAAGCTGAGCTGGTGGCGAATGCAATCAAAGAATGCAGTGAGGCGCATCAAGCTAAGTTGCTGGGCGCCCCCCTTCAAAAGCTTGAAAAAGAAATTCGTGAAGCGGCAATCGCTTTGTTCAACATGTTACCTGCTGACGCGGCGGGACCACTACTGGCGAGCATCAGCGCCGTAGCGCCGCAATTTTTTTAATCGAGTTTTGACCAATGAATTCAACCTGGAGGCTTCATGAGCATTGATGCAATGCGGTGGGCCAAAAAAGTTAAAACCGGAAAATCTTCCAGCAAGGCGATCTTAACCTGGCTGGCTGATATGTGCGGTGCTGACTTATGTGCTTATCCATCTGTCGCTGCGCTTGCAGAGGCTACAGAGATGGACAGAAAGACTGTGCTTGCAGGATTGCAGCATCTACAGGAAATCGGCCTTGTTGTGGACACCGGGGAACGGCGTGGCAGGACTAAACAAATACCTGTTTACAGGCTGGTGGGCGTTGAAGAAAGCATCCCCGATGCAGAACAAGCCCGAAATCGGGACCGTTTAAACGGTACCAAAAAGGGGACTGTTCAACGAAATGATCCCGATACCGGTACTGTTAATGCAAACAGCACCATTAACGGGACTGTTAATGAGGATAACAATACCAAAATCGGGATTGTTAATAGTTCGAATTTCAACCAAAGAGTACCGTTTTTCCCTTTAAACAGTCCCAAAAACGGGACACGGAATCTACCAAGGAACTATAAAGATCTAAACCCCACACATAGCGAACTGGTCGAACCAGCCATTCCGGATTATCCGAACCAACCCGGTATTGGATTTGGAGCACACCAACCATTCGGGAAATTCCAGATGCATCAGGACTGGAAACCATCAGTCGATTTTGAACGTCAGGCGGTTTTGTGGGGAATGCCGTTGAAGGCGGGAATAAATTTTGAAGCGGAACTGAGTAGTTTTATCGCTTACTGGCAAGCCGAAGGGAAAGTTTTTCATCAAATCCAGTGGGAGCAAAAATTGGCCCGCCATCTGGATCGCGCAAAGGTCCTGACAAAACCACAATCCGGAGGTACCGACAATGCAGCAGTTCGACCAGAACCAACAGCATCCCGAGCTGTTCAGCAAATTCAATCAGCACACGCAGAGTGGCGACGCCGGAACGGACTTGATGGCGACGGAAACGGCATGGCGGCTATGGCAGGTGATGGGGGAAATCTTCTCAAACCGATGGACGCAGAAGAATGGGGCAGAGCCTACGGCCCTCTGGATAGCTCAGATAGGTTCGATGACTGAGGCCCAGATTAAACTGGTTTGCCAGCAGTGCATGGAGCGCTGCGCGGTAGGTAATACATGGCCTCCTGATCTGGCTGAGTTCGTATCGCTGGTTTCTGAGAGTGGGGCTAACCCGTTCGGGCTTACATCGGATCGGGTGATGGCTGAATACCGCCGTTGGCGTAACGAGTCATATCGTTTTTCGGGAAGTGATAAATACCCGTGGCCGCAGCCGGTTTTGTACCATATATGCATCGAAATGCGCAGGACTGGCGTAGAGCGCCAGATGACTGAGGGGGAACTGAAGAAACTCGCTGAGAAGTTATTGACCAAATGGACGAAGCACGTGAGTAACGGGCTGTCGGTTCCACCAATCCGTCGCCAGCTTGCTGCACCGCAGCATCCGGCAGGGCCAACTCCGGCACAGCTGCTGATGGAAGAGTACAAGCGCCGCAAAGCGGCAGGTTTAACCAACTAATCGAGATTTGACCAATGACCAAACCATTAACCCAGAAAGAGCAGGTGGCGATTTTCGTGCGCTACCAACCGAACTGCGCAGTTGGCGACATTTGCGAAGCACTGGATATGTCCAGCGCTGCATCAGGGAAGTTACTGCGTGAGTTAAGCAATGAAGGCGTGTTAGTTCGTGCGCGTAGCGGGGGCCAGTTTATGTACACCGCGGCATCAGATGCCGTTATTCCGGATGTGATCCTTGCCTGCATGGTAGAAAAAAGCGATCCGGTCAGGATGCAATCCGCAGAGCAGAAAGCGAAAGCACTTGAGGAAAAGGGGTTATGGCGGCGAGCAGCAGCTGTATACACCGACATGTTTGGGATCGCCGGCAGCGCTGTAGAGGTAGCTCGAATAGCGAAGCGCAGGAAAGTTTGTCTTCGCATGGCGGGGAGGGCTTAACCGATGGCCAGAAAGAAAACCGACAAAGAACGCACCCTGATCATCAACCGGATTATCGAACTGGTGAAGGAGCAGGGACGCATCACCACGAATGATGTCGTTGCGATGTTCGGCCTGCACCGGACCACAGCGGAGAAATATCTCCGCGTAGCAGTGGAGCAGGGTGGCCTGGTTCGCCACGGTCGCTGCGGTATCTTCCGTGACCTGCGGGCAAAAATCGACTTTGACCTGAAACGTTTTTCGCACAACAAGGCGGCTGCATGAGCACAATTACCAAAGAATTCACCAAAGAGCAGTTGATTGCGCGTACAGAAATGCGACTCGCTATGGTTGCCGGATTCCCTGAGAGCAAGCTGGCGCAGATGGATAAATGCCTGGCTAAAATTGCGCAGGCAGTATTGAAGGCCGAGCCGTTCCTGTATGCCATAGCTGATTCCGAAGGCGAGGCGCATTTAGATGAGTTCTGCGTTGCTTATGGCGAGGATGCCTTAGTCTCAGAAATTAGCGCCCTCAACGAAATGGCAGAATCACCGGGAGAGGAATACAAAGCGGTACCAGTGTACCGGTTACCAATGCTGGAGGGATTGAAATGATGAATACGCCCCTAAAAGAATGGCTAAATCAGACTATCGTGGAGCTTGAAGAAGAGCGCGATGCGACGCCAGACGCAATTAATGAAGATGCTGCTATGGCACTTGCTGCGATGATCCGGGCGAAGGCATCGCTCCAGGCGGAGCCTGTTTACCAATGGCGAGAGCGTTGCGAAGATAGTGACCTTTGGAATGACTGCACAAAAGAGCAGTATGAAGGATTCTCAAAGCAGCCTGACATCGAGACACGCATTCTGTATACCGCCCCGCCAGCTCCGGTAGTACCTGATGAGATAAACGAGCTGCAAGCCGCTAATTTGGTGTTGACGTTAGGTGTTTTGAACAACGGTATTCCGACCGTCGCTATGAAAGTATGAAACGCCTGCCGCGCCGCTGCAAAAAGAAAATGAACATGTCCGAATAAACAATTCTCGATATATGCTGCGGTTTCCCATGCTCTGGTTTAACAAATGCTACTCTCGCGCTGTCCTTACCGAGTTTCGCAGTGAGGAACATGAGCTTTGCGATGGCCACGGTCTGGTTAAGAGCAAATCTCCCAGAACTTTGTCAAAACAAGGATATAGCTGCGTAATCTAGCCCCGCTCAGGCGGGGACGATTTTTAGACAGTCGGTATTGTGGTTAGCATTTCGTGCGGTTAAACCGTTGATCAAACTAATGCATGGGTGTACTGTATAAATATACAGTTAAAGCAGCGGAGGCATTTATGAAAGTTGAATTAACCATTGATCGTACTAAAGAACTTCCTAAGGGCGCGGTCCCGGCGCTGGAAAAAGAATTATCAAAACGACTCCAGAATCAGTTCGATGAATGCAGTCTGGTTATACGCCGTGCAGGATCACATGGTTTAAGTGTTTACGGTCGCGAAAAGGAAGCTAAGAAGATGGTTGAGGAAATCCTCCAGCAGACCTGGGAAAGCGCAGACGACTGGTATTATTGAGACAGCATGCAATAACTTTCCAGTGTGGAGGGGGACTGGTGAAACAAAAAGAAGAATTACCGAGCAAGGGATACGCAGTCATCAGATGCCACGATGGGGTTATCGTTGCCAGACTGCACTCATTTCCAGAATGTGATCGTGCTTTGATGTATAGACATGGCGATATGGTATCGTTCACTCCTTTGCGGGAAGAAGAAATTATTGGTACGCCAACCCTATTTACCCAAATGTTGGAAAAAGCAGGGTATCGGGTTCACTTGCCATCGAATTAGTTTCAGATAAGTAAACATCTCAATTTCAAATATAGAGTTGTTGGTACAGCAATAACTCTATGTTCTCCTCCTTGGAATCCACTGCCAGTCAATTTGCAGCAGGATTCCCTTTTCATACATTTCTCTCCCAATCTGCTGTTTTAAAGATAATAAAAAACTACCAATTTTTGTTTTTTGTATCTTTCCACATTGACTTTAAAACAGCTCGGGAATAGCATAAAACAACTGTATGTATATACAGTTTTGCTTTTATTTAATGATTTTAAAGTCAAAGAGGAATTATATGCCTAACGAAGATACTATTAATGTTGATGGTGGTTCTGGCGGTAAAGATAGCGGTATTCATTGGGGGGGCGGCGGTAATGGAGGCGGTAACGGGTCTAATTCATCCGGTGCAAACCTTTCAAGTACGCCGGAGGCGCAGAAACCTGCTGCATACGGTGTACCCGCTGTCATTGGCGTTTATGATGGTATGTGGGGTTTTACTTTATTTACCAAAACGACGCTTCAGGAAGCTATGCAAGCTGCACTGACCCGTATTGAGCAAGGCGCCGTCGCAGCAGTTCCGCTTGCTGGCCGTCTTTTAGGGGCAACTATTGGTGCTCTGATTCCATCTGAGATCGCAAAAGATGATCCTCGTATGATGGCGACGGCTCATCTTGTGAACTCTTTACCATTTGATAAAGTGTCAACCACTCCGCCTTCTGCTTTACCGACTCAGAAAGCTACAGTAGTACACACGCGAATTGCTGATGTTGTTGATGAAGACGGCAAACAGCATATCGCTGTTGTTAAAAGCAAAAATATGCCAATGAGTGTGCCGGTTGTCGATGCGAAACCAACGAAACGCCCAGGGGTTTACACTGCTGGTGTTGTTCCGGGTAAACCGGATCTGCACGTGAAAGTTGATGCGGGTAAAGCACCGGCTGTATCACAATCACAACCAAAAGGTATTCAGAAAGAGCAGGGAGCATCTCGATACCCTGGTTTCACAACCGGACAAAACACTCACGAGGCTATAGTTCGTTTTCCTGATGGTAAGAGTCCACCTATTTACGTATCTGTAACTGAGGTGAGCACGCCTGATCAAGTTAAAAAGCGTCTGGAGGAGGAGAAACGCCGAACACTTGCATGGGCATTAAATAGCCCTGTTGAAGCAGCAGCCAAAGAAGATAAAGAGGCTGGCGACCAGTTGAGTCGTGCTCAGGCAGATATTGTTAAAGCTCAGGAACGGTTAAATAAAGCTCTTCAAGCTATACCGCAAAGAAATAGTGATCTCGACGCTGCAAACAAAGGTGTCGAAGCAATGTTGAAATGGGTTAAACAGGTAGAGGTATATGCTCATGATCCAGATCACCCGGGTCATCGAGTATTTCTCCAGGCTGGTTACAAGCTAGGATTGGCTAAGGAAAAAGCCAAAGTAAGTAAGGCTGCTCTTGATGCCGCAATAAAAGAAAAAGCAGATGCGGAGAAAGCCCTTGCGATCGCTGTAGAAAGCCGTAAACAAAAGGAGCAAAAGAAAAAAGCTTCAGAGCAAAAACTGGCTGACGAAAAGAAAAAACCGCGTAAGGGTGCTAAAGACTATGGACATGATTATCATCCAGTTCCCAAAACCGAGGAAATTAAAGGGTTAGGTGATCTGACCAAGGGGGCGCCTAAAACGCCTAAACAAAACGGTGGCGGCAAACGACCGCGCTGGTATGGTGATAAAAAGAGTAAAATTTACGAATGGGATTCCCAGCATGGGGAGCTTGAGGGTTATCGAGGTAGTGATGGTAGCCATCTGGGCGCGTTTGACCCTGCAACTGGTAAGCAGGTCAAAGGGCCAGACCCGAAGCGCAATATTAAAAAGTATCTTTGAGAGGGATTTATGGGCTTAAAAATTCGCATTAGCTGGTTCGATAAGAAGACAGAAGACTTCAAGGGCGAAGAGGTATCAAAAGACTTTGGAGAGGATAGTTCAGTAATGGAAAGCCTCGGTCTTCCAATGAAGGACAATCTCAATAACGGTGAATTTGATATGGATAATGGTTGGGTGCCACTACTGCAACCTCATTTCCAGAATCGTATTGATACCACCAAGTTTAATTACTTTGTCGCCTTTGATTATCGTGACAAATGGTAATATGACATTGGTTATGTACTGGTAAACCGGGCTTAGGCTCGGTTTTTTCTTATACTATTATTAATAAATTATGTATTCCTTTCTGTTTTCGTATCACTCACAACTCTGTTAGAATTAATACATAGGCCTGAACACCCTATACCTGCTGCGCCACTGGAGATAAACAATGGCGCAAGAAACAATCAAGAATAAATCCTCACTGACCCCTCAAAGGGCCAGCAATTTTCTTTTGATGTCACTCCAGCAGGAGGCGGCATGAAACGAAGCTGGTTCACTCACACCGGACTGACAACCGAAGAAGCTAATGAGCTGGTAGCTCGCTACGAATCCAATGGCGTAACCGTCGAGAAAAGTCTCGATATAGATCCGCGGTTCTGGTTAGTCAGCGCATATCTTCCTCAGTTCGTTTCATCACAGAGAGCACAGCAAAACATGCGTTCACACGGACGGAGGTAAAATAGAGATGCGCGCTCTGTTACATCCTGTGATTGTTCGTGAATTAGGTGTTGTGTTGCTGAAGCCAGGCAAGGAGCTGCTGAGTTTGTTTGGGAGCGGAAGAGTCTTGATCGAACGTCAGCCTGCCAGCATGTCGGGATACCAGACAGGCCGCGTTCCCGATGCACGGCAACCGTTAGCTGAAAACGAGCAATTAAGAACTTTCTTTCTGAATGAGGATGTCATTCGTGCTGTGGGTGGTATACGTGGGCTTGATTACTGGTTGCTCCACTACGGTGGGGGCAAGTGCCAGAACACTCATGGCGATTATCACTATCATGAGATGACCGTAATGCATCATGAACCCGGCTCGATTCTGCTATGCGGCTACTGCGACAATGAGTTACGTGATCAACACACTGAGGCACTGGCTGAGCTGGCGTGCCGGAATGTAATCGCATTTGTTCTCGATTCTATCCGTATTTCTCTTGGCATGGACAAGGCCCGGGAGATCTCGCTCGCAGAACTCAGCTGGTGGGCAGTTCGTGCCGGCGTTACTGAAGCACTTCCCGAATTTGCGGCCCGTGAAGCGCTTCGCCTGCCGGAGGACAGCAAGATTGGGCGCGAAAGTGATATAACGCCAGGGATACCGGCCACCAGCATTCTCGCTGAGAAAGTCGCCGCTGTTGACGTACCTGACATCATGGCCGAACCGCTGGTGGGTGTGCTGGTGGATCCTGCTCCTCCGCAGTCCTTCATGCGTCGCCCTAAACGTCTGCGCTGGGAGTGTCGCGAATATCTTGATTGGGTGAAAACTCAACCATGCGAATGCTGCCAGCAGCAGTCAGATGACCCACACCACTTAATTGGATGGGGGCAGGGTGGCATGGCAACCAAAGCCCATGACATTTTCGCGATCCCACTCTGCCGTAAACATCATAACGAACTGCATAACGACCGGCGGGCATTCGAGCGCAAATATGGCTCGCAGCCGGAGATGATTATTAAAGTGCTGGACCGGGCCTACGCGCTCGGCGTTCTGGCGTAAGGATTAAAGATGATGACACAACGTCAACGCCGTAATCATATTGAAGCGCTGGGTAAAGCAGCAATGGCACCACGTAAGAGCTGGCTGGGTAAAAGTATTCTCCTTAATGATATTCAGTCCGGGTGGATTAAATCGCTTCTGACTGTATGGGGCGAGTTTGTTCGCGGCGGTACGGCCCCAGCGAAACCGTGTGGTCATTCGTGCTGGAATGTGCTCAGAGGCAAGAATTGGTCTGATAAAGCACTGGAGCGTTTTACCGCGGCTTTGAACCAGGCAAGGGAGGAAGGTTACCGTGGCGAGCAGGCAATGAGGCGCGCGCGCTCAATACTCTGGCCTGAATCCCCGGTCAGTGTAATTGACCAGGCTATGAGCAGTGATGACGCTAAATTCATGGAGAACGTTGTTCTTCAGGCGTTTGATTTGAAAGATCCTGTTTATATCGTTGGACGTCAGTATTACACCACGCGTAAGAAAATAGCGGACATCACCAGAGATTTGCAGCATCTGGCACCGTGGTTGACAGATTCGGAAGCCAGAAAGCGGGTGCGCTGGTGCCTGGAAATATTCAGGGCAAAGGTTTTTTTGTCAGCGCGGAATGCCCTGATGGAAAATTCATGAGAATCGTGGTTTAGCAAAAAGTGCTATTTGTGCGATGAAACATTGAAAACGGGCCAGAAAATCAGATAATCCATTCATGCTTGGCAGAGCTGCGCCACGATGGCAGCGATGTAAAGCGACAATTTGAAAAAACTTGAAACCCCGTCTGTCGGGGTTTTTTGTTATCCGGCGATACGACAGGGGTATTCGCGAAGGTGCATAGCACCAGTACCCCTGTCATATCGCCGTGTTTAATACAGGGCGCAAGATGTTCGATTACCTACAGTCATTGCCATTCCGGATTCATGACCATTTTGCTGCGATGACGGCACTGGTCTTCTTTGCAACTATCTTCAAGATGGTATTTCCTTTCCTTGCGTACCTGATAAATCGTGTCTTTGAGTACAGAAGTTATAAACGCCTCAGCAAAATTGAAGGGGTTAGTGATGATCGCGCGAGAGAGATAGCAAGAGATATCTGGAGGCCAAAATCTAAACCTCCAAAATGGCTATTAGCCTTAAAGCGCAAATTGTTCCCCAAAAAATAACTTCATTTTTTTCAAACCGCTTATACACATATGAAGGCTGCCATCTGGCGGCCTTTTTTACTTCCCCTCAATTTTTCTGAGAGGATCCACAGCAAGAAGAGGGGGCTAAATGTCCGCAGAACCCATATCTGCAACGGTAACGGCTGGCGTGGCCGCCGGTACTACCGGAATTACTTTCGCCACGCTGTTTCCTGAAGCCACACCTGCGGTAATGGTTTGCTCACTCGCTGGGGCGGCGCTGTACATCCTCAGTTCTGAGGACCATAAAATCTGGAAGCAGATTATTTTTGCGCTGATTTCTTTCATCGGTGGCGTTTACTGTGCCGGTACTGCTTCAGAGATTATCGCCGCCCTTATCAACGCCGGACTGAATCAGCTTAGCCCGCCTGTCAGCATAAAAGTTTCACCTGCGATTGGCGCGCTGGCGGCATCCACTGTTTCAGTGACTGTCCTGCTCAGGGTGCTCAAGCGCTCACGGACCGGAAACTTACCCGGTCTGAAGGGGGAAGAATGACGTGGCTAATGCAGCACTTCCCATGGCTGCTGCTTCACCTTAACGCAGTGGCCTGCATCATGATCCCGATACGTCTGATGTTCTTCAGGAAACGGGGTATGCGGCGTCGGCGGCTAATGGAGCTCCTCGCTTACGCCCTCATTCTGGCACCAGCCTATACAGCCTTTCGAATCTGGCATGGTGACTACGTTCAGGTCGATTACGGTGAAATCCTCATCAATGTTGTTGTCTGCGTTGCTGTCTGGCGTGCGGGCGGCAATATCGCACGCATTACTGGAGAGAGCACAACGTGAATCAAACACAATTTCATAAGGCGGCAGGAATCTGCGCCGGGCTGGCCGTACGCTGGTTTCCTCACATCGACAAAATGATGAAGGAATACGGCATAACCGCACCTCTCGATCAAGCCATGTTTATTGCACAGATGGGGCATGAATCTACAGGCTTTACACGGCTGGTGGAAAACCTGAATTACGCGGCTGAAAACTTAGTACCGACGTTCGGCAGGCACCGCATCACTCCCCAGCAGGCCGCCGCTCTCGGCAGAACTGCAACGCAACCGGCTAACCAGAAAGCGATCGCCAATCTTGTCTACGGTGGCGAGTGGGGGAAAAAGAATCTGGGTAATCAGGTAGCGGGCGACGGCTGGAAATATCGCGGGCGCGGGCTGAAGCAAATTACCGGGCTGAGCAACTACCGCAGCTGCGGTCAGGCGCTGAAGCTGGATTTGGTGACACAGCCTGAATTGCTGGAGGTGGACGAGAACGCCGCTCGCTCAGCTGCGTGGTTTTATGTTTCCCGAGGTTGCCTGCTTCACTCCGGCGATGTGGAACGCGTAACGCTGCTTATCAACGGCGGCAGTAACGGGCTGGAAAAGAGGCGGAAGCTATTCAACCTTGCTAAATCGGTGCTGGTCTGAGGTGGCTATGAGCATCATCGAAATGATTTTAGGCGGTATTGCTGCGCTGGTGGCCGTCGCGCTCAGTGGTTTTTTTGCCGGGAATGTTCGTGGTCGCGGAAAGGCAGAGGTAAAAGCCAGGCAGCAGCGCACCGAAGAGAACGCAGCGGCGGCCGTTGCGGCGGCAGAACGTAAAGCTGAAGTCACTAAAGAGGCCAGTAATGTACAGCAGACTGTTAACCATATGCCTGATGACGATGTTGATCGCGAGCTGCGTGACGCGTGGAAGCGTCCCGGTGGTGGTTGATACCGCTTGTGATTGGGTAAAGCCAATCTACCTGACCGATCATGACATTGACGTTATGGACCGCCAGACGAAGAAAGACATCCTGGCTCATAACAAAGCGTGGCAGGCGAACTGCCATACAAGATAAAACCTCATCCATGAGGCTCTGACACAGTATCTTCTCTGGACTTTAACCGTAGCAAAGTCTCACAACGCCGCACTCGATCGGCATTCATGTGTTACAGTTAGACCGTGGTGAATCCCCCTCAGCGGCGGGGCTAATTAACCTGACGACTCTTCTTCATGAGGGCATCGTGATTTTCTGAAGCAAGCGGGTCATGGTTGGTTAACCTAAAGGCTCACCGGGAGGCACCCGGCACCACAACCTGTCAGAACCAAAGCTTACCAGCTGGTGGGCTTGAGTTGAGTTCGAGCATAAAAAAAGCCCCTGTTACGGGGCAATTATGAGTTGAATCTTTTGTTATGTTTTTGTGCTTCTTGCTCTAAGGCTGTTGGACCTTAACATCTCGCTCAAAAAATGCAAACAAAATGCATATTTAAATGTAACTACAAAAATCTTCCTCACATTGAGTCGTTACCATTGCAGACTGATAAGTCAATCGTCCCTCACATAAAGGGAGGGCTTCAGAACGGAATTTAATCACAGTCTTGCCTTTGATGGTCAAGAGTATTGAGCGCCTTCATATAAGCGCTGTACGCTCCCTTAAACGATTGCCCAGCTTGCTTAATTGCAGACTCTTGTAATTCGTTATTTTCACCAGCATTATCTGCCAGATAAAAGGCCTTAAGAACGTTAGCCGCAACCATACCCAGCTCAGGAGGTGCGTACGTCATTACTTCTGTAGCGCTTTGAACAACGGGTAACATATCTTTCCTCAGATCACTTCTCGTCATTGGGTTGGTTAACGCAGGCGAAAAGCCAAACGAAGTTACTGAAACCATAAATTGGTTATATTTTTCTCTCAGGAGCGACTCTTGCTTATCTACCCGAATAATGCACGCGGTTTTGGACGCATTGTGAGTTTGTAAATAGTTTCCGTACAATCCTAAAAGCGCAGTGATGCTTACACCAAGTAAGGTACAGATTACGGGAAAAATGACATTGAATTGGTTTACCCGTGGGCTACTGCTCATGACCATCGCTCCTTAGTTAACAATTCAATTTTCTTTAATTAGTAAGTCCATATTTGCTGGCCATGATTTTTACGCCCAGCGCCAGAACGTGGTTGGTAATCATTTTTAGAGTCTCTTTACTCCCAGATTTAACCGCTTTTGTTAATTCGTTTCCGGCTGAAGATGTGAGGCTTTCCGGCATGAGTTTCAGGCATTCAAGTCCCTTAGGGGTCAGAATAACGTCCATAAAATATTCACCATGAAAACCACCTGAGGAAAGAAAGCCTGCATTAATGAGCCATGTAATTGTCGCTTTAACAAACTCCGCGTCTGCCGTTAGCTCAGCTCCGGTAAATCCATCAGGATCAAGTGCGGAGTCACCTTCAATGTAGTTGGCTAACCCCAAGGCTTTGGTAAGAGGAAACGTATTGTACAAATCAGCAAATACCTGACCTGCAATCTCGTCAAACCTGTCAATATTGGACATGATTATGAATAACTCCCTGTACGAAAGAGAAGAAGAGAAAGCAGCTCTGATAAAAGAACTGCAAGTTGCTATTACATCACAACTCACCGGAGAAATGGACTGGGTGAGGACAAGAGCTTTTTGGGCTGCTCGATTACCTATGATACCTGCGGAGGTATTGGCTGAATCGCTAACCGCCGCGATCAGCACAGGGGCGGCATTTCTGGCATCAAAGAACAGGTGAAAATGAATCTCATCTGTGAAAGGTACTCCTGGCGGTTTGGAACACCGAGGGGGCGAGGACACGCGGGAAACGGCTAGTTTTTTGCATTTTATGGGTTTCATCATCATCTGTTTAACCTCTTGATATTTCAGTCCTGATCATTAGCAGGATGTCGAAATGACTATTTTTTGTTCACCATCATGGATAACGAACTCAAAAATTTCCGGCTGAATATCACCCAGCTGGCAGCAATTACCGATCTGCACCGCCAGACGGTCGCGAGCAAGCTTGCAAATGTTCAGCCGGCACCGGGCAGCAATCCAAAACTTAAGCTTTATGCCATCACCGATATCCTCAGGGAGTTGCTGACGAGTACCACACCGTCGGAGCTGGTGGACGTCGACAAAATGCTTCCCCCCGATCGTAAAGCCTGGTTTCAGTCGGAGCGTGAAAGGCTCAAGTTTCAGCAGGAAACAGGGGAGCTGATCCCGGCGTCAGAAGTCACCAGAGAATTTTCCTCCATGGCAAAAGCAATGGTTCAGGTGCTGGAGACGTTACCCGACATCCTTGAACGAGACTGCGCCATGACCCCTTCCGCAGTTGTCAGGGTGCAGCAGGTTATTGACGATCTGCGCGACCAGATAGCCCTCAAAGTTGAGCAGGCCGACTCACCAGAACAGGAGGAAATGCCAGAAGAGGAGTAAATCATGCGACAGGCCACGGCAGCGGAAGTCAGGCGTAACGCTTCCGCCATTCTCAAAGCCCCGCGCCGTATGCCTGTGGCTGAGGCGGTTCAAAAATTTATGCGCGTACCTATGGGGGCCGGTAACTCGGTACCGTGGGATCCTGCTGTCGCTCCCTATGTGATAGAGCCGATGAACTGCCTCGCGATGCGTGAATACGATGCAGTGGTGTTTGTTGGACCGGCACGAACGGGGAAAACGATAGGCCTGGTGGATGGCTGGGTTGTATACAACATTGTCTGCGACCCGTCCGATATGCTCGTCGTTCAGATGACCGAGGAGAAAGCGCGCGAGCACTCTAAAAAACGTCTGGCGAGAACGTTTCGTGTCAGTCCTGAAGTGGCGAAACGCCTGAGCCCGTTGCGAAACGACAACAACGTGCATGATCGTACTTTTCTGGCGGGCAACTATCTCAAGATTGGCTGGCCTTCCATCAACATCATGTCCTCGTCAGATTTCAAATGTGTAGCGCTCACCGATTATGACCGCTTCCCTGAGGACATTGATGGCGAGGGTGACGGTTTTACCCTGGCTTCCAAGCGTACCACCACCTTTATGTCCGCCGGGATGACTCTGGTGGAGTGTTCGCCAGGACGGGACATACGCGACAGCAAATGGCGCCGAAAATCTCCCCATGAAGCACCACCAACGACAGGCGCGCTTTCGCTGTACAACCGTGGAGATCGCCGTCGCTGGTACTGGCCGTGCCCGCATTGTGGTGAATATTTTCAGCCTGCGATGGAGGCGATGACCGGATACCGCGATGAACCTGATCCGGTAAAAGCCAGTGAGTCGGCTCATCTGCTTTGTCCGCATTGCAGCACCATTATCACCGCAGATAAAAAGCGCGAGCTTAACGGGGTGGGTGTCTGGTTGCGTGAAGGTCAGAGTATTGACCGGGACGGCAAGATTTCCGGTGAGCCGCGACGCTCGCGCATAGCGTCGTTCTGGATGGAGGGGCCCGCAGCCGCGTACCAGACCTGGGCGCAGCTGGTGTACAAACTGCTGACGGCTGAGCAGGAGTATGAGGCTACCGGCAGCGAAGAAACCCTCAAGGCGGTTATCAACACCGACTGGGGGCTGCCGTACCTGCCGCGCTCGGCCAGCGAACAGCGACGCGCCGATGTGCTGATGCAGCGTGCGGAGGATTACGGTAAACGCCTGGTTCCGCCGAAGGTGCGTTTCCTGCTGGCAGCCGTCGACGTTCAGGGCGGGAAAAAGCGCCGTTTCGTCGTGCAGATAATTGGTTATGGCGAAAACGGTGAACGCTGGCTTGTGGATCGCTACAACATCCGCCAGTCCCTGCGCTGCAATGAACATGGCGAGGCGGAGCCAGTCCACCCCGGCGCGTATCCGGAGGACTGGCAGCTGCTTGTATCCGATGTGCTGGAAAAAACTTACGCACTTCAGTCTGACCCGACGCGGCGTATGCCGGTGCTGGCCATGGCCGTCGACAGCGGCGGTGAGGAAGGGGTGACAGATAATGCCTATAAATTCTGGCGCCAGTGTCGCCGGGATGGTCTGGGTAAGCGTGTCTATCTGATCAAGGGCGACAGCACAAAACGTCAGAAAATTATTACCAAAACTCACCCGAATAATACCGAACGCAGTGACCGTCGCGCTGATGCGCGTGGCGAGGTGCCGGTGTATCTGCTGCAAACCGACCTGCTCAAGGATCAGCTCAGCAATAACCTTGATCGTGAGACTCCCGGAGCAGGCTATATCCATTTTCCCGACTGGCTGGGGGAGTGGTTCTACGAGGAACTCACCTACGAAGAGCGCGGCGTGGATGGCAAATGGCGTAAGCCAGGCAAGGGCGCCAACGAAGCCTTTGACCTGTTCTGCTATGCCCATGCCGTCGCGGTTCTGCGCGGCTACGAAAAAATTCGCGACTGGGAAAAACCTCCTGCATGGGCTGAGCCGCAGGATCTCAACCCAAATATTCATGAAGGGGAACGCCCCAGGGAGATAACCGTGAAAAAAAACAAAACCGTTCAGCCACAAGTCAGGGCTGAGCCTGAGAAAGAAAACACGCTTTCCGGCAGCTGGCTGGGATCTTCCGGTAGGGGAGGAGGCTGGCTGTGAAGAAAGACGACATCTGGAGAACGCTGGTGATGGTGCGCCAGGCCTACCAGGACTCGCTGGACGGCAAGAGTATCTCTTTCACCGGCGTAAACGGTCGCGCCATTACCAACCACGATCCGAAGGCGCTGCGCGATGAGCTCGAATACTGGGAGCGTCGCTGGCGCGCGGTCAACAGCCGTGGTGGTTCGTACAAACTCGCTAACTTTCTGTAAGGCGTTCTATGGGCATTCTTGAAAGAACACTGAGGGCAATTTCCCCCGGGTGGGCCGCGACACGCGAGCGGGATCGTCTCCGGCTTAATGCGTATGAAGCGGCAAATCCGTCACGGCTGCACAAGGCGAAAAAGCAAAGCCAGTCGGCGGACACCGCTGTGTTTGCAGCAGGTCAGTCCCTGCGGGAACAGGCCCGGTGGCTTGATGAAAACCATGATCTGGTGATCGGCCTGTTCGACAAAATGGAAGACCGGGTGATTGGTGCCCACGGGATCCATGTTGAGCCTCAGCCCCTCGATCTGGAGGGGAATCTTCATTCCGATTTCGCCGGGAAACTTTCGGCGCTCTGGGCTGAATGGTCCGTGCGTCCTGAGGTGACTGGCATGTTCACCCGCCCGGAAGCCGAACGCCTGCTGCTGCGTTCAGCACTGCGTGACGGGGAAGTGTTCACGCAACTGGTCAGGGGGAATGTGCCGGGTCTGCAACATTCCACCTCCGTACCGTTCTCGCTGGAAATGCTGGAGGCGGATTTTGTTCCGTTCAACCTTAACAGCACCGCCGGCCAGCAGGTTCGCCAGGGCATCATCGTGAACGACTGGGGGCGTCCCGTCGGCTACCGCGTTTACAAGTACCACCCGGCAAATATGACGCGGTTCAGCGCTGAACTTAAAACCGTCTCAGCTGAAAACATGCTTCACCTTGCGCAACGCAAGCGTCTGCACCAGCTGCGCGGTATCAGCCTGATCCACGGAGTCATTACCCGTCTTTCTGACATCAAGGATTATGAAGAGAGTGAACGCGTCGCCGCCCGTATTGCCGCCGCGCTGGGGTTCTATATCAAGCGCGGTGATGCGCAGTCTCTTGGTGACGACGGGGAGTTTTCACCTCCCGGCGGCCAGCGTCATTACGATATCGCCCCGGGCATGATTTACGACGATCTGCGCCCGGGTGAAGACTTGGGCATGGTGGAATCAAATCGCCCGAATGTTCACCTCTATGAATTCCGAAACGGACAGATGCGGGCCGTGGCCGCAGGCACGCGCGGCAGCTATTCCAGCATTGCCCGGGACTATAACGGCACCTACAGCTCCCAGCGCCAGGAGCTGGTGGAGAGCTTCGAAGGGTACAACGTCCTGCAACAGTGGTTTGTCGGCCAGCACAGCCGGCCCGTTTACCGTGCATGGCTGGCGATGGCGTTGCTGAGTGGCGTTGAAGTGCCGCCGGATGTGGATCCAAATTCTCTCTATAACGCGCTTTATCTCGGCCCGGTGATGCCGTGGATTGATCCGGGGAAAGAGGCTAATGCCTGGAAAGCCATTGTTCGTGGCGGTGCTGGTACCGAAGCGGAATGGGCACGGGCGCGGGGTAAAAACCCGCAGGAGGTTAAACGCCAGCGACTGCGTGAAACCGAATTTAACCGTCAACACGGGCTGGTGTTTGATTCCGACGCCGCCAACGACAAAGGAGCGATGCCAGATGCAACGGCAAAACCAAAAGACGATCGGCGCGAGCCGGACGATGATGATTAACCCCTGCGCCAGCCTGGCGGGTGTCGATGCGGCAAACGGTCAGTGCTGGTACGAAATCCGCGCGCTGTCTGCCGGGCGCGTCGAAATCTTCCTCTATGACGTGATCGGCGGCTGGGGCATCACAGCCCAGCAGTTCGTCGCGGACTGTAAAGAAGCCGGGGTGTTTGACGCCAGCGCGGTGGATTTACATATCCACAGCCCCGGCGGCGATGTCATGCAGGGATTTGCCATCTACAACACCCTGTCGCGGCTGAAAGCGAAAGTGGATATCTGGGTGGACGGGGTGGCGGCCAGCATGGCCTCGATGATTGTCTGCCTGCCCGGCGCCACGGTGCACATGCCGGAAAACGCCTGGATCATGGTCCACAAACCGTGGGGCGGGATCGCCGGGGATTCTGATGACATGCGCGATTATGCCGCGTGGCTTGATCGTAACGAAGCCCTGATGCTCAGCGCCTATATGAATAAAACCGGATTGGGGCAGGAGGAGCTGGAAGCGATGCTGAAAGCGGAGACCTGGCTTAACGGGGCCGAGGCAGTGGAGAAAGGTTTCGCTGACACGCTTGAACCTGAACTACAGGCTGCGGCCTGTGTGAATGAAAATAAACTGAAGGATTACCAGAACATGCCAGAACAGATTAAATCTCTTTTTGCGCCGCGCGCTGAAGCTCCGGTGAATCAGCCACAGCAGCCCGCGCCGGTACAGGCGAACCTGAACCCGCCAGCGCCACAACAGCCCGCGCAGCAGATGACTAATATCGATATCACTGCGCTGGCCCAGCAGCTGCAACAGCAGATGCAGACGGCAAACGCGGAACGCGTGAACACGGTTTCCGCTGTTTTTGAGGCGTTCCCGACTTTCGCGACGCTGAAGGCAGAATGTCTGGCCGACTTCTCCTGCACGGCGGAAAAAGCCCGTGACAGACTCCTCCAGGCGCTGGCGGCAGGGACTACGCCGAGTGCCGGTCCTGGCGCTATTCATCTTTATGCCGGAAACGGCAATCTGGTCGGTGACTCCATCCGTGCTGCGGTAATGAGCCGCGCGGGCTATGCGCAGGCTGAAAATGATAACGCCTACAACGGTTATACCCTGCGTGAACTGGCGCGAGCTTCCCTTGTGGATCGCGGGATCGGTATTTCAGGTGCGGGGACAGCACAGGCGATGGTCGGCCTTGCGTTTACCCACAGCAGCAGCGATTTCGGCAATATCCTGATGGATGTGGCGCACAAGGCGGCACTGATGGGCTGGGACGAGGCCACTGAATCATTCGAACAGTGGACCCGTAAAGGAACCCTGACTGATTTCAAAACCGCGCACCGCGTCGGTCTGGAATCACTTGCATCGCTTCGCAAGGTCCGCGCCGGGGCGGAATATAAATATGTCACCATCAAAGATCGCGGCGAGCCGATTGCGCTTGCAACCTACGGCGAACTTTTCAGCATTGACCGCCAGACTATCATCAATGATGACCTGGACATGCTGACCCGTATCCCGCAGGCAATGGGCCTTGCAGCGCGTGCCACCGTGGGCGATCTGGTGTGGGCAGTTCTGACCAGCAACCCAAAAATGTCCGACGGCAAGCCGCTGTTCCACGCCGATCATGGCAACCTGGTCTCCGCCGATCTGAGTATCGAAGGCCTCGATACGGCGCGTAAGGCGATGCTGCTGCAAAAATCAGGCGACCGCCGTCTGAACATTCGCCCGGCCTACATGCTGACGCCAGTGGCCATCGAGTCCCGCGCTAACCAGCTGATCAAATCTGCAAGCGTACCGGGCGCGGACGCGAACAGCGGTATCGTTAACCCGATCCAGAACTTTGTGACGGTTTCCTCTGAGGCTCGCCTCGATGACAGCAGCCCGACGGATTACTACCTGACTGCCGCACAGGGACGCGACACCATTGAGGTGGCGTATCTGGACGGTATTGATACGCCATACCTCGAGCAGCAGCAGGGCTTCACCGTTGACGGTGCCGCGTTCAAGGTACGCATCGATGCCGGGGTGGCACCGCTTGACTGGCGCGGCATGGTTAAAGTCACCAAAAAATAACGACCGTCATCTGATGGTTTTTTATTACGGGGCGGCGCGTGCTGCTCCTTTTTTGTCTGGAGAGAAAAATGGCGAAAAATTATCAGCAGGATGGCAACACCCTTGATTTTCAGAATACTGGTGCGACCGATATTCATTCGGGTGACGCCGTGCTTTCAGGTGCGCTGGTGGGCGTTGCTCACGACGACATTCCGGCAGGGTTGTGGGGTGTGCTGCATACCACGGGGGTGTTCGTCCTGCCAAAGGCAGCGGAAGCGGTTACTGTCGGCCAGAAGCTCTATCTGGCAGACGGTAAACTGACTGCGGAAGCAGGTGAGGCGGCGGCTCCGAATCCTCTGGCGGGCACGGCCTGGGCTGAGGCGGCGGCGGATGCGGATTCTGTTCCGGTCCGGCTTGGTTACTGATGAACCGCTTTCGGCAACGCCTGTTAAAAGCGGATGCCCGGATATCCCGGGCATTTGCCGAAGAGGTGCCTGCTGTCCTGTCTGTCGGCGCTGAGTTGCGTCCTGTTACTGTGATTTTCGAGACACCTGATGTCCCGGTTGACGTGCCCGGCGGGGGGCAAATTCAGGATCGCTCTCCGGCCTTCAGCGCGATGACCGCTGATATCGTGGGGCTTGAGAAGCACCACGGCGTGGAGATCAACGGCACGGCTTATCGTGTGACGCACATTGGCGCTGATGAAGAAGGCCGCACCCGCGTCACGCTGGCGTATGGCGCACCGGGTAAGGTGCAGCCGGACATCAATAAGTGGAGCTGATATGGCGCGTGAATCCAGACTGCGGCGGGATTTGCCCGTCGATATCGATGTGGATGCCATCTGGCGGATAGCGGAGCACATCGGTGCCACCCATAAACAGTTTCGGGCAGCGTATTCCCGTGCGCTGAAACGTACCGCCGCCACCTTGCGTAAAAAAGCGATGGCTGACCTGAAAGACGGGCTGGCGCCGCGCAGCCTGGATCTGGTGCGCCGGCGTCTGCTTTCCTTTCGTCTTGATCGCGCTTCTCAGTCACAACTGGATAATTTTCGTCTCTGGTTTGGTCTCAACGCCATCAAGGTAAAAGACCTGAAAGGCAGGATTAACGGGCGTGTCAGGCCTCACCATACCCGGCGGGATAAATCCACCGGGCGGTATATAAAGGCGCGGCGCCAGGCAGAAAACGCCGGATTCACCCCAAAGGGCAGCCTGCTATCCCCGCGCACATTTGAAAACGGGGAAGTGGCGCGCTCCCGCCTTGAAAACCGCCGGACGGTGTTTATTCGCGATCCGGATACCCGTCGTACCCGCGAAGCGGAAGTCGATATTTATGAGCCGATGCTGAACTACATCGAGGATAACGCCTTTGCGGAGGCGATGGAGATTTTTATGCATCACTTTGAAACCGATCTGCGCGGGCGTGTGAAAGCCCGTATTTCTGTCTGAGGTGGACTATGGCTGAGCCATTACTGCTGGGGCAGTATCACGATGCTGTCACTGGCGCGCTGAAAAAAATTGCGTGGGTGCGTGACGCCGATGCCTACCCGGAAAAAAATGTCCCCCGTTTTACAGGGCTGACCACCCCGGCGGTCTATTTCTCCATTAACGGCTGGGAGCAGGGCGGCGGCAACGAAGGGCAGCTCAACGTTAATCTGTCCTGCGATTTGTTCGTGGTGGTGGATGCGGCCGGAGCAGGTGTCAGTCGCCCGGAAATTTTCCTGCGCACGGCGGCAGCGGACATTACCCAGTGGATTGACGGCCAGCAGTTCGGCCTGACTCATCTGGAGCCTGCCGTGTTTATCGATGCGTCACGCGATGAGTTTGATCCGCGCATGGATGATTACCTGGTCTGGCGGATCTCCTTCACACAATCAGCAGCCTTTGGTGCGGATCCGTTTGCGCAGATTAATTCTCCGCTGAACGGCGTCTGGCTTGGTAAGGCTCCGGATATCGGGCGCGCGCATGTGGACGATTATCAGCTGATTTACGAGGCGAAACCCGATGAGTGATATCGAGGGCGATTTACAGCGTCGCCTGGCGAATATTGTGCGGCGCGGAGTTATTCATTCCGTTAAGCATGACGGTATACCGAAGTGCCGGGTGGATCTGGGCGACATCACCACTACCTGGCTGCCGCTTTGCCAGGGCTTTTCCGGGACAAACCGGGCTGACTCCAATCCGTATGCGGTCGGGGATGCGGTCACTGTGCTGTCGGAGGCGGGCGAGCTTAATAATGGCCGGGTGTTTCCCGGCTGGAATACCGGCGGTCTGCCGGTACCGGAGGGCAGTGACAGCGAACATATCACCCGCTACGGTGACGGTACCGAGATCCGGTATGACCGTGCCGCGCATGCCCTGACCATCAAGCTGGCGGAGGGCGGGACCTACAAAATTATCGGAAAGGGAACGCTCGATGGTCCGGTGGAAATCACCGACACCCTCACAGTTCAGGGCGTTACGCAAATCAATTCCGACACGAATGTGAAGGGAAACATCGGTGCAACACAGGAAATTTCTGACGGTACCGGGAAAATGAGCGGGATCCGCGAAACCTACAACGGCCATGACCATAAAGAAAATGGTGATGGCGGCGGAACCACGAATCCCCCCAATCAAAAAATGTGACCTGCCGCGGCAGGTTTTTTTATGCCTGGAGAAAATAAATGGCGAATTTACATGGTGTGGAAACGATCGAACTGACATCCGGTACGGTCGCGGTCACGACGATCCAGACGGCCATTATCGGCCTGGTGGGTACTGCACCTGATGCCTCTGCCGGAACGCCGGCGAGTGCCAGTACAGGAACCCCGATTCTGGATAATGTTGTGGATTTTGCCGCGACTGTTGCTGGCAGGTCAGGAAACGTGGTGGTGGTTGAGGCTGTAGCCGGCATCCCGAATGAAGAAAATCCCGCAGCGATTGAGACTTCTGCTGCCTGGAATGCGGAGGCATTAACGCTGACTATCACGCTTGGCTGCGATGAAACGGGCAAGCTGACGGCATCCCCTTCAGCAGTGGCCACTGCCGTGGGCGCGGTGGATGATGTGGAAGTCACCGCAACGGGAAGCGGGAGTGGCGTGGTCACACCGTTCCGGTTGCAGCTGGCAGGCGGCGAAGATGAACCTTTCCCGCTGAATACTCCTGTGGCGATTGTCGGTACCTCGATGCTTTCCCGGCTCGGTGAAAAAGGCACGCTGAAGCAGGCCCTGATGGAAATCAACGATCAGCGAAATGCCCTGACGGTGGTGGTACGCGTGGCTGAAGTTAACGATACAGCGAAACAGCGTGCGGCGGTGCTGACCGGGATCGGCGCGCTGTCATCTGCTCGCTCCGTGACAACATACCAGCCCCGTATCGTTATCGCGCCGGGGTTCAGTGAGGATGATGCCGTGGGCAAAGCTCTGGAAACCATCGCCGGCAAGCTGCGGGCGGTGGCGTATGTTGACTGCGAATCCGGTGCGACACTACAGGAAGTGGTCCAGCGCAGACAGTCCTATGGTACCCGCACCGAACTACTGCGCCCGCGCGTTCAGGTCAGCAATGCCGACGGCCAGCTGGTCTATCGTCCTTACTCTGCGTTTGCGGCGGGGTTGCGTGCCCGAATCGACTTTGAGAAGGGCTGGTGGTGGAGTAAATCCAACCAGGACATCAATAACATCCTCGGGGTTGAACAGATCGACGAGTTCATTCTCGGCGATGAAAACTGCGACGCAAATCTGCTCAACATGCAGAACGTCTCTACCATCATCCGCCGGGCAGGGTTTAAGCACTGGGGCAACCGTCTGTGCGGTACCGATCCACAGTGGCGCTTCGAATCGGTTCGCCGAACCGCAGACGTCATCGAGGACAGTATTCAGGAAACGATGCTGGAATACGTTGACCGTCCGCTTGACCGGGAGAATGCCGACGACATTATCGGCACCATCAACGCTTATATGCGCCAGCTGGTCGGCCTCGGAGCCATTTTCGGTGGTCGCGCCTGGCTGGATGAAGAACTTAACACCGCTGAGAGCATGGCGGCGGGGGTGCTGTACATCAACTATGACTTTGGTCCGAAATCGCCGACTGAGCTTATCAGCCTGCGCGTCCGGGTGAATAACAACTATGCGCTTGAGGAGATGCTGGCAGCATGAGCGAAAAAAACACATTACGCGTCTGGACCTTCTTCCGGCAGGGGATCCGCATACAGGGGGCGCATGAATTTACTCCGCCGGCATTGTCCATTGTCAAAACGGATTTGCGTACCGGCGCACAGGATGCGCCGTCCCCCGTTGATGACGGCATGGAGGCTCTCACCTGTCAGCTGAAGTTTTACGGTGTGGACGTGGATATGCTGACCGCTTTCGGTTTTGTCAGCGGCAGCCGTCCACGCTTTACGGCCTATCAGGGCTATCTGGCTAACGGTACCGCGATGGGTACCATCGAGGAGATCGAAGGCTTTGTGCAGACCGTCACTCCCGACCCGCGTGGCAAGGACAGCCTGTCCGAAAATGCCGTCACGGTTGAAATTGCCGTGAGCTATTACCGACAGACTAAGGACGGTCGCGAGCTCTTTGAGATTGATACTGAGCGCTTCTCGCGCCGGGTGAATGGCGTGGATGTTCTGTCCGGCCTGGCGGCAAAAGTACGGCTTTAACTTCAAACAATCTTACAACGGCCTGCGGGCCGTTTTTTTATGGAGATCAACATGTCTTTTCCTGGTGAAACACGCGTTATCAAACTGTATTCCCCTGTTTCCATTGAGAACGGTGGCCTGCTCGAACAGGTGACGCTGCGCGAGCCGCTGGTGCGTGACCGCATTGCCTTTTCCAAAGACCGCGGCAGTGAAGAAGAAAAAGAAGCGCGCATGATTGCGCTGCTGTGCAACCTCAGCGAACAGGATATCTGGCAACTGACTGCGGCAGATTATGCCCAGCTGCTGGACGCGTTTAATGTTTTTATGCTCCCGCCCGAGAAGCGACCGAAAGAGGGCTGATGCGGGCGATACGTTTTCTGGGACGGCGCCTGCATTTTCCCATGACGGAATACCTGGATATGCCGTTCAGTGTGTTTTCGGATTTTCTCACCGACGAAGTGGAGGCGGTAAATCGTGGCCGGATTAAGCCAGAACCTTAAGGCCGTCATTACCTTTGGCGGCAGTATCGACAGCTCCTGGAGCCGTTCAGCGAACAGCCTGCAAAAAAGCCTGAAGGACGTCGGAAAGCAGTCAGAAAAACTGACGAAAGACTATGCCAGGCTGGCGGCTGAGATTAAGCGCGCGAAGCTGGCCGGGCAAAGTCTTGGCGATCTTAAACGGCGTTACAGCGACGTCTCCCGTGAAATCCGCAAGACGGAGGCCGAACAGCAGAAGCTGAATCAGCAGATGCAGAAGACGCAACGGCTGGCCGCCTTCAAGGGGGCGGGGAAAGGGCTGTTTCGCCGTGGTCTTGGTATGGCCGGACAGCTGGGCGGGATGGTGGCTCCTGGGCTGGCGATTGGCGGCGGTGGCGTGGTGGCTTCCGCCCTGGGCACCCTGATTGCACCTGCGGCCACCAATGCAGAAACGGCCCGAAGGGCCGGCGTGGCGAAAAGTTATGGCGTCGATATCCCGACGTTTGATGCCTGGGACACGCTCGCGAAGCAGTACGACATGAACGGGGAGAACATCGGCGACCTGTTCGAGGAGTATCTTCACAAGGCAGGAGAGTACAAGCAGAACGGCAAGCAGGGTTCCCTTCAGGATGCGTTTGAAACGCTGGGATTTAAGGCGGGGGATTTTGCCGGCCTCAGCGATATGGCGCAGTTCGAAAAAATCGTCGAGCGTGCGCTCAGCATGCAGGACGAGTCGAAAGCGTCGTTTGCACTGGATTCGCTGTTTGGCGGCGAGGCCAGCAAACTGCTGATGCTGCTGAAGCAGTCCGGCAAAAGCTACCGTGATCTGATGGACGAGCAGCGGCGATATAACCTCGTCACGAAAGAGGGGGCTGAAGGGGCGATGGAGGGCAACCGCGCCATTACCAGCCTGCGCACGGTCTTCTCCTCCGCTGTAGCGGAAATCTCAGGGCAGCTGGGAAACGAGCTGGCGCCGGATATCCGCCAGCTGACGGATGATATGGCGGAGTGGTTTAAGGGGGGCGGGATCAAACGCATTGTCAGTTTCCTGCGTAATGATCTTTACCCCGGTGTACTGACGTTCGGCCAGGGCATTGTGTTCGTCGGGAAAGTGGCCTACGCGCTGGCGAAAAAACTGTCCTGGCTTTTACCGGATGAGAGAAGCGATCAGCGGGACGTGCTCAAATCGCTGGCCATGACCGGCTCGGTTGATATTGCACGCATGACGGCGCAACGCAATGGTCAGGGCGAATGGTTTGAGCAGCAACTGAAGGAAAAGCCGGACCTGCCTGATGATGTGAAAAAATCGTACCGGGACACCCGGGGATTTTTCCGCGACGACGATGACACCTTCAACAATACGCTCGATAAATACGTGACGCCGGAAAGCAACGGCGCGCCGTTCTCCTGGGATTCAGCACTCAACCAGAACCAGGAGACGTCTGTGCAACCGGGACATGAAACATCCGACAGGACTGCCGGCGCCTGGAATAATTACAGACTTCCTTCCTTTCCCTCCCTTGAAAAAAGTAGCGTCTGGCCCGCAGCAGAAAAAACGAAAGGATCCGCAGACAACATCTCACCGGATAAGCCGGTGGTCAATGTTGATGTTTATCCTTCCCTTAACTGGACAGCAGCAGATGGAAGATCTGAGGAGAGATCGGAATACCCTTCACAGCGTATCCCTGATGTAAAGGGGAATTCAAAATACCCGACACAGCGTATACCTGATGTGAATATTGATGTCGATTCGTTACCGGGTACTGACAAAGCGCAGGGATCATTCACGGATAACGAACGTTACAGGGATAAAAGCGCAGACGTATTGCTCTTAACTCCTGAGATTAACTCCCGACAGTCTCCTGAACCTGTTTCAGGCAGACCGGCAGAACTGTCAGGTGAAGGGGAAAGCAGTTACTGGGAAACATTACTTCAGAAGCTGGATTTTGCGGACAAAGCGCCACCTCCCCGACAACTGACCGACAACCGTCGTTTCGAATTTCATTATGAGATACATGGCGCACCTGGTCAGGACGAAAGGGCGATCGGGGATGAAGTTGTCGCGGTGACTAAAACCAGTCCGGTATTTAACGGTGACAGCAGCATGCTGGACGGAGGACAAATCTGGTGAGTGAAATCATTCCTGTCTTTGAAGACTTCGGGCAGTTTCAGTCCAGCACTGTTCGGGGGGCTCAGGCCGCCCGGGTGATGATGATGCTGGGCGATTTTGCCTTTTCGATCGACACCACGGCATACAACCAGCTGACCCGCGAGGCCAGCTGGCGATGGAGCGAACAGGAGCGGATCGGGAAGCAGGATTTATTGCAGTATACCGGCAAGCCCGGGCGAACCGTCCGGCTTGAAGGGGAATCGCATGCTTTCTTTCGCAAGGGGGTGGATGCTGTTAACGATCTCTTCGACCTGGCAGACCAGAATCAGCCTCAGCAGCTGGTCAGCGGTGAAGGAGATGTCCTGGGCTGGTGGGTGGTGATCGACTTCTCAGATACGACCAGCAGATTCCTGCCTGGCGGCGGCCACCGAAACAAAAACTGGACGATGACGCTGAAACATTATGCCGATGACATATCAAACCCGTGACGGTGATGTGCTGGATGCGATCTGCGCGACTCATTACGGCACGGAGAACCTCTCTTATATTGTGACGCAGGTTCTTGAAGCGAATCCTGGACTGGCTGACCGTGGGGCCGTTTATCCGTCAGGTCTGTATATCACTTTACCAGATCTGGCTCCGCCGGTTCAGACTTCCGATTACAGCCTGTGGGATTAAAAATGGCAGATCAGATTGTTAAACCGGAATATGCTCCCGCTTTCAGCGTCAGCGCTGAAGGAAAAGATATTACCCGTGCGCTGCAACAATGCCTGGCAGAGCTGACGCTGACTGATTACGGTGGCGCTACGGCAAAAGCAGATGAGCTGAAAATCACCCTGCTCTCGGAAACGCTCCCCCTTCCGCCAAAAGGCGCTCGTCTTCGCGTGGCGCTGGGTTTTAATGATCAACTGGTGGATAAGGGCTGGTTCGTGGTTTCCGGCGTGGCCAGCAGCGGCCCGCCACGTCGTATCGAAATTTATGCCACCGCTGCGCCAATGAACGCGCAAAAACAACCGGGTGATGTGATCAGCCAGAAAACACGCAGCTGGGATAACCTGCGACTGGCGGATTTGGTTAAAACGGTAGCGAAAGAAAACGGACTGGTACCAAAAGTGGCCGCAGAGCTGGCCGACATTCATATCGACCACGTTGACCAGGTGGCAGAATCGGACGCCAATCTGCTGACGCGCCTGGCCCGAACATGGAATGCTGTCAGTAAACCGTCGGGCGGATATTGGCTCTTTCTGCGTCAGGGAGCCACTTCAAATGTTTCCGGCGAACAGACCGCAGCTCTGATTATCACACCAGAAGAGGTGTCAAACTGGTCTTACAGCGAAGGAGAGCGGGGCAGTTCGACAGGGAAGGCCACCGCCAGCAGTGGTAAGTCTTCAGGCAAAATCGGCGTACGTTATTACGATGAGGCTGACGGGAAGACCAAAACCACCACGGTTGATCATGATGGCCCCTCAATGGCTAACCCGTATACCCAGCCTGTAAAAGCTACTGCCGATCAGCAGGCCAAAGCGAAAAAAACGCAGGCCCGCCGCAATGAACAAAAAATGACAGTAACGGGGCCCTGCCGACCCAGGCACGTTCCTCTCACGGCAGAGTCTGGCGTATCCACGTCCGGCTTTGGCGATCGGGAAGATCGCGCCTGGGTGGTTGAGTCGCTGGTGTTTTCCCTGACACCTGCGGGTTTCAGTTTCACATACAACCTGGTGGTTGATATTCGCAAGCCTGCGAAATCCTCAAAAAATTCCGGCAGCAAGGATAAGACCGGGCCGGATTACTTCGGATAACTCTCAGCCATCCGACAAACAGATACGGAAAATACTATGAACGGTGTAAACAGCCGGACCGGGAAACGCCTGTCCGGTAGCGATCATCTGCGCCAGTCCGTCAGCGATATTCTCTCCACGCCCGTCGGCAGCCGTGTACTGATCCGTGATTATGGCAGTGACCTGTTTTCGCTGGTTGATAACCCTCGTGATGACCTGACCAGGCTTCGCATTATCGCCGCGACCGCCTCTGCGCTGGCACGCTGGGAACCCCGGCTTAAGGTCACGCGCGTTGTCGTTTCTTTCCCAGCTGACGGAACGGGGTGTGTGGTGGATATCGAAGGGATTAACAAAGAGAACAATCTTCCTGTCAGCACCGGAGGCATACCGATTTATGGCAAGCAGCTATGACGTAATTAACCTGTCCGCCCTGGCGGTGCCGGATGCTATCGTGGTACCGGATGCCGCTGACATTTTTACCCGCTGGCTGGCGCGCCTGCGCGAACTGGATCCGGAATTTGATGCGTTGGTGGAATCTGACCCGGCGTATAAACAGGGTGAAATCAATGCCTACCAGCTCACCCTGGCGTTCCAGCGGGTTAACGACGCAGTACGCGCAGTTTTCCTTGCCAGTGCCAGAGGGGCAGATCTCGACCAGCTGGGAGCGGCCTTTAACGTTTCCCGTCTGGTGATTAATCCTGGCGATCCGGATGCGGTTCCCCCTGTCGATCCTGTTTATGAAGACGACGACGCTTTCCGGGAACGTATACAACTTTCGTGGGCGCAGCTGAATACGGCCGGCGCGCGTAACGCTTATCGCTTTCATGCCAAATCTGCGGATAACGATGTGCTGGATGCGGACGCCTACGGGCCTGAAACCCATAACCGGCCCGGCGAGGTGGATGTGTACGTGCTCTCGCGCACAGGGAACGGTCAGGCAGGGCTCATTCTTATTGAAACCGTCATGAACACACTGAGCGCGGATGAAGTCAGGCCGCTCACCGATTTTGTCAGTGTGAAGAGTGCCAGTATCGCCAGCTATACCGTTAAGGCTGAACTTGAAATACCAGACGGTCCGGATGCACAGACGGTGCTGGAAAACGCGATCAGTACGCTGACGAGCTACACACAGCTTTCCCATCGTATTAATGCCATCGTACCGCTTTCCGCGATTTACTCGGCGCTTCAGCAGCCCGGTGTGGCCCGGGTCAGGTTGATCAGCCCGACGGCAGATCTGGAAGCGGCCGCAGGACAGGCTCCATGGTGCAGCGCGATAAACGTCACCCGTAAAGGAGGTGTGAGTGGATAAATTTCGTTCTCTGCTACCACCTTCAGCCATTCACCCGGAGCGGGCACAGGAGCAGGCCAGTTCTGAGCAGATTACTGATCTGGATACTGACATGGTGCGTAAGGTGAAAAATCCTGATACCTGTCCTGCACATTTGCTGCCCTGGCTGGCCTGGGAATTTGCGGTGGATTCATGGGAAGAGGCCTGGACCGAGGAAGAAAAAAGGCAGGTGATCCGGGATGCCGCATATGTCCATCAGCACCGGGGAACCGCTGGTGCGGTCAGACGATCGCTGAGTGCAGTTAGCCTGCCTACCACGGTGGTGGAGTGGTGGGAGGACACACCGCGTAAGGATCCTTATACCTTCCGGGTGGAAGTTTACAGCATTCAGGCCATCGACGAAGCGCTTTACCAGCGTATCCGGCGCCAGGTTGATAAAGCCAAAAACCTTCGCAGCCTGCTGACAACCATCGATGTGATCGCCGATCTGGGTGCGAAGGGAACTTATTATGCCGGCGGTGCTGTTACCGCCTGGATTGACGTTGTTATTGAGGCCGGAGAATAACCATGGCTGAGAAGTATTACAGCATTCTGACAAACCGGGGCAAGGAGCTGGAAGCTCAATCTTCCGCAACCGGGAAGCCCGTCATCATTAAAGATTTTGTTGTTGGGGACGGGAACGGGCAGGCCGTTAGACCGGATCCGGCGCAGACGAAGCTGGTGCGTGAGGTATATCGAAGCGCAATTTCTGCATTACAGGTATCTCCGGATCAGGCGAACCAGTTTTTTGCTCAGCTGGTCCTCCCGGTTGCCGTTGGCGGATTTGTAGTCAGGGAAGTAGGCCTGCTGACAGATGCCGGCGAACTATATTCTGTTGCGAACTGTGCTGCCATTGAAAAGCCTGAAAACGGTGTCAGCGTTAATCTGCAATTCCGTCTTGCAGTATCAGAGACGGCGGCAGTTGAATTAAAAGTGGCTACTGGCGATGGTCTTTTCCTGCGGATCGATCGAAATCTTGGGGAGATTGCTGGGAATGGTCCAGGGGCACAAAAAAGCGCGCGAGAGGCGATAGACGTCGTTGATGCAACCATATCCCGTAAGGGGCTGGTGCAGCTCAGTAATGCTACCGACAGTACGTCGGAGGAGATGGCGGCCACATCAAAGGCAGTTAAGGCAGCATACGATCTTGCAGACGGTAAATACACGGCACAGGACGCCACCACAGCAAGAAAAGGTGTCGTCCAGCTCAGTAGTGCAACCGACAGTACTTCGGAGGTGATGGCGGCCACGCCAAAAGCTGTTAAGGCAGTAAATGATGAACTGGCGAAAGTCAAAAACAGTCTTGGGACAGCGTCCGGGAAGGATGTTGTTACCTCTCAGACCGATACTACGGCGGGCAGAGTGTTGACTGTTGGATATGCGGGGGTAGGTGGTACAGCTCCACGGACAGCCGTAGCTGGGGCGAACAGTTATGACAATATTCCAGCCGGATTGCCGTCTGGCTTCTGGACGCATGCTGTTGATGGTGGTCCGTACGCTCACACAATTACACTGTTACAGGATGGAGGTGGAAACAGGGACGACAGACATCTGATTATACCGTCCAGTAACACAGGTAAAATTGCGATTCGCTGGGATGCCGGGCAAACAAAGAGTTACCAATATTTTTATACCGACAAGAATAAACCTACAGCCGCGGACGTGGGGGCGGTACCTAGCGGGCGCAAGGTCAATGGTCATGCGCTCAGTGCTGATATTAACGTAACCTCTCAGGATATTTTCAACGGTCAGGCGATCGGGCTTTCGACTGAGGATTTGGATACGCTCAAAACGCCGGGTATTTATTACCAGCCAGCGAACGCCAATACCTCAACCGCAAGGCACTACCCCGAAAATAACGCCGGAACGTTGATTGTTTATAAAAATGCTGGAGTAACGCAGGTTTACAGGGTTTATAACAGTTCCAGAAGTTATACCCGGAGCCAGTATTCAACAGGTGCCTGGACTGCTTGGACGCCTGTTGATGCGTTTCCTGTTGGTGCCCCTATTCCGTGGCCGTCCGATGTGGCACCGTTCGGTTATGCCATTATGGCGGGGCAAACCTTCGATAAGACGGCTTATCCACTTCTGGCAGCAGCATATCCATCAGGCGTAATCCCTGATATGCGCGGATGGACGATTAAAGGGAAGCCTGCAAGCGGTCGTGCAGTGCTGTCACAGGAACAGGACGGCATTAAATCGCATAACCACGGGGCATCAGCTTCCTCAACCGATCTCGGGACGAAAAATACCAGCGCATTCGATCACGGGACGAAAACAACCAGCTCCTTTGACTACGGGACTAAAACATCAAACAGCACCGGTGCACATACGCACAGCGTTTCCGGTACTGCTGCAAGTGCTGGTGACCACAGTCACGCCCAGAGAGCATGGCGTGATGGTGGGGGCGGTAATGGCGTTTACATTGACCGTAACGTCTTTAATAAAGCCGGCTTTGTTGATACGTCTTCTTTTACCGTTAATGCCGGGGCACATACACACAGCGTAACAGGCACGGCGGCTAGCGCTGGCGCGCATGCGCATACGGTAGCCGTAGGGGCTCATACGCATACGGTGGCCGTAGGTGCACACACTCACTCGGTTGTTATGGGGTCGCATACCCACACCATTACCGTTGCCGCTGCTGGTAACGCAGAGAACACCGTCAAAAACATCGCTTATAACTACATTGTGAGGCTTGCATAATGGCTTTTAAATTTTCAAGTAAGGACCGCACTATCCGAATTTACAATCTCCGCGCAGATACCCGAGAGTTTATTGGGGCGGGGGATGCTTATATACCGGCTAATACTGGTCTCCCGGCAGACTGCACCAATATTGCACCGCCTGAAGTGCCAAATGGAAAGGTTGCAGTATTCAACGGAACAAAGTGGGAGCTGGTTGAGGACTATCGAAATCAAAAACTATACAGTAAAGAAACAGGTGAGCGGGTCTATATTAACGGGCTTGGCGCTTTGCCTCCTGACGTAACGACAATTGCTCCTGACGGAAACTACATGCGTTGGAATGGTGAGGGATGGGAGAAAGATACAGAAGCGGAGCGCGCAGCCGCAGTAGCTTTCGCCGAAAGTGAGAAGAAGCGGCTCACGCAAGAGGCTACGCTGATCATTGAAACGTTAAACGATGCAGTTGAACTTTCTTTCGCGACTGAAGCAGAAGTTGACGATTTGATAGAATGGAAAAAGTATCGAGTGCTGTTAAACCGTGTTGATACCTCTGAAGCGCAAGATATTAAGTGGCCGTCCCCGCCAACTAGCAATTGATCCATGACGAGAGATTATTGGATTGAGATGAATGTTAGAGTAGAATCGTCTGTTACTAGCTTATAAGGGCGATTTTATGTCATTCAAGATTAAAATGAAGGCGCTGGAACTGGTTGTTAACTTGTTTCGACAACGAGTTAGAGTCTCTCCAGATAAAATTAATTTTTCACAAGTTAAAACTGTCGTTGTTTTAAACAATAAAAGGCTTGGTGACTTTTTATTTTGCACTCCTGCAATTAAAGCACTTAAGGATGCAAATCCTCAGGTAAGGGTAATTGCTGTTACGAGTCATAGTAATAAAAATTTAATTATGGATTGCCGATATATCGATGAGGTTCGATATATGGGTGAAAGTATGAAGGAAGCAATTGAGATTGGTAAGGAGCTTCGAAAGGAAAAACCTGAATTAGGTATTATTTTCCATTCGAAATGCCCTTATGATATTGTAGCGATGACTTTATCAGGTGTCGCATGCCTCATGAAACATTACTTTGGGAATGAACGTAAGGTTCTAATTAAGGCATGTGATGCGGCAGTTATGGGAGGGGTCTACCCACCAGTGCAAAATGATTTGTCCCTCGTAAAAATGCTAGGCATTAACACCGAGGGGAAGAAAATGTTCTATCCTTCGGATGTGGGAGATAAAACTAATACCAGTATGAGTGTTGGTATACAGCTTGGTGCATCTGCTTCTGACAGATATTTTCCTGCACACATTGCCGCACAGGTTGTAGAAGAGATATCAAATCATTATCCTCAATGTGTCTTTCATTTGATTGGTTCAGAAAATGAAACCGGATTGTCTAACGATTTTTACGACGTATTGAAGCCTGAGTTAGCTGGGAGGGTTGTTTGCCATATCGGCAAGACGACATTGCATGAATTGGCAATTTTGATTAATAATTTTACTGTTCTTATCACTCCAGATACTGGATGTTTGCATATTGCTACCGCTTTGCAAACAAAAACAGTCAGTCTCTTTACTGAGAAACAACAAAAAGCCAGCACACCTCAACAGGATACAGAATTGCATCAGGTGCTCTACGCCTCTGATTTTGTTCTTCAAAGGAATGCCAATAATATAAGCAAACTTACACCTATACCTACAAGTGAAATAGTTGCTGCGACTATTAGAGCCTTGAATTAATAAATAAGGCTGGTTCATTTACCAGCCTATTAAAAATAATCTATCGTTGATTAATAACCTTGTCAGCAGCGACGCGAGAAAGGAAGCCCGAACGGCTTCCATATTCAGGATGCGCGGCCACAAACTGATCAATACGTCGGATCAGTAATGAGGGTAGCGTCACATTGATTTTTTCCGCTTTCCCCATCAGGCGTGTTATATCCACGTCAACTAGGGCCCATACCGCACCGGCGTACTCCGGATCAGATAGCCAGTTTTCGACGGTCGTTGCTTCGGGAACGCTCTCGCCATCTTCAACCAGTAATTCGATGTGTGCCTCGATCGCTTCACGTACGCTTTCGATCGCGTCCTGATAATCTTCACCGCCAGAGAAGCAGCCAGGAATATCAGGTACGCGAACGCCGAAGGATGAATCGCCTTTATCAATAGCAACAGGGTACAACATGTAAACCTCCAGTAGGGGGGCTTAGAGCCCCGCCTGTTTTTTGATGCTTTTCAGTGTTGGTAACGGTATGTCTTTCTGTGGATGCTTTACCGTTACCAGCCCCTTTTTCGTTGGGTGTTTGAACTGGTGATGACTGCCTTTAACTCTCACCAGATACCACCCATCGGCTTCTATCATTGCTATTGCATTCCTGCTATCCATCCTCCGGCTCTCTGTGTTGTCTTGATGGGGTTATAATAACCCTATATTTCGATAGCGTCAATGTATTTGGGGTTATAGGGGTTATTAAGTGTGAGTTAGGCAGGAGTGCATTGCTGGCAGCATTTCACCCTATGAGCATTGTAGAGATACTAAAAAAAAGGAATTTTATCAATAGTTTACTAAAGGATGATAATTGATAGGTAATAACTATATTGAACATTTTCACCTTCAAAATACACTGTATATAAACACAGTACTATGTGAGGTGATGATGCCACGCACAGCAGACATACATGCCGCCTTTATCGCGGCAATAGAGCTTAACCCAAAGGGTTACCGCTATCTGAGAACAGACAGCTTCATTCAGAAGTTAAGGGGCTTAAACTGGCATTTTACCCGGGCCGATGCAAATTCGTGGATAGAGCGCAACCAGCCAGGCTTCGCTGACAAGACGAATGACGGTAGCGACAACCGTTACTGGATCCTGCGCAACATGGGGAGAATTCACTGATGGGATTTCCTTCACCAGCTATGGACTACGTTGAGCGCCAGCTCACTCCCGAAGCATTGTGCAACATGGGTGCCGATAGCAGGGTGCTCGAAACTGATTTGGGGTTTGCGGTTATCGAACCTGTAGTGAAGAAGACACCTGGAGATGTGTTGTTAATTCTTTGCGATGGCCACACACAATTTGCCAAGCTGATGGGCAGGGCGCTCATAACTGATGATGGAGAGGCGATAGAAGGTGCAGCGCTGGAGCAGATTGAAGTGCTGGGCCGGGTGACGTTCTTCATCAACCGTGTAATAGACGATGGGCTACCGATATGAATACGCAGCTCACGAAATCGGCTCGATTAGTTCCGGCCCCTGATTCTTCACATTCCCCACAGCGCGAGTAACGGCGTGCCAGATAAACTTGTCGGCGGGTACTGCACCGTCGGCAATTATCTCTTCTGCTTCTTTCCCGCCTATATCCTGGCGCATCCACTCCCGGGCCGCTTCTGGTGACAAAACAAGGGGCCGGCGGTCGTGAATGTCGACCAGACCTTTATCCGCTGCCGATGTAACAATGAGAAAACCTTCTGCATTATCGCCCCGCTCAAACGGTGTGCTGCCAATCGCTGCCATAAAAATCGGTTGGCCGTCGGTGCGGTGAATGAAGTAGGGCTGTTTCTTTTCGCCTTCCTTCTTCCATTCGAACCACCCATTCGCAAAACATATAGCCCGGCCATGCTGCCAAAGCGGTTTAAACATTCTGCTGGTGGCAGCCGTCTCGACACGCGCGTTAATCAGTGGCGGTTTATCCCACCACCCCGGTGCGTAACCCCAGAACACCGGATCGAGGTGTAATTGCTCGTCGCGTTCGCTCAGTAGCAGGACCTTGGTACCGGGTGCGACGTTGAATCGGCCAATAGGTTCCGGGTCATACGCGATGTCACGATCGGCTTCATCGGCCAGATATGCCAGATATTCTTCACGGGTTTGGGCTTGTGCAAAGCGACCACACATAGAAACCTCCAGTTGGATGTCAGACTGAAAGTATAGGGCAGTGAGAAAAAGTAGCGTGCTGGTAAGTCTTACAAACGGATCGGTGGCAATTAGCTTGTTGTGCCTGATTTTTTGACGGTATTTTTCCCCGATTTTTCCCCAGTGATTCCCCGTACAGAAAATAGACATAAAAAAACCAGCCGTAAGAGGCTGGTTTTAAATGTGTTTTTGGTCGGCACGAGAGGATTTGAACCTCCGACCCCCGACACCCCATGTCAGCTATAAGTTAGGCCATTCCCAACGCTTCGGATTCTGTGAGTGAGGTCTGATACTGCTTTACTGCATCAGTAAAGGCTTGCGCTGCATCTGCATTTGATACCATATATTCTTCAGTCACCCCTGTTTGAGAATGGAAGGTAATATTGCCATAAACGCAAATAGGGATTTGGTAGTTGTCTTTAAATCGGCGGTCTGGCGAGCCATTCTTATTCGTTTTCGCCCATGTATAACCATCTATGCGTGAATCACTGGGAACACCTTCTTCCTCATGGAATCTTCGATATTCTGAACTGATTTGTAACTCGCGTAAATCAATCAGAGCGAACGCCCCATCAGCTCGTGGTATGACTGCAACTCCTGGATAAAGCAAAATATCGTCGCCATTCACATTTTCAAACCGCATCGCACGCCCTGTAAATTGAATGAGATCTGTTGAACAGAAATCAAAGGTAACTGGGTGACGATTAACAGACCGGGTTGCCAATGTTCTTTCGACGAACTGGTCTGTAGCTTTATCTGCAGTAATATCCCATTTTTTAACACTTGATTTTAACATATCGAATGCACGGACCATTGCTGCATATGCGCGTTGCGAAGTATCACTGCTCTCGAATGTTATGGCTACTTTTGTGTTGTCTTCCCAGGATACTAGGCGAGATATCTCAGCTTGCGTTAGGGGGAGCTCTGTCTCAAGGTCTGCGATGCGCCGTTTGTAAAACCAACGGAAAAGACTTGATTTGCGACGAACCAGCTCGTTCTTTTGTTTTGATTCTTCAGCAAGAGCCTCTTGTAGATCCGCTTTTATCTCTGCCCTTTGTTCTCGTGCTTTAGCAATCAAATCTCGTAAAGGTAAAAGGGAGGAACTTGTCAGGACTTCTACCGAAGCGCTGGAAATTTCATTCATGCCAGCCATGGGCATATATATTTTAGCGTTCGATGGTGTGTTACTTGGGGATGTCTCCGGCACTCCAAAATGAGGTTCTGTGGAGGACGGATTTAATGGATTAGTAACTGAGTGCCCATAATCATAGGGCACGGTAGGTGTAGTATAAGATAAGCCTGTACCCGGTAGTCCTACGGTCGCTCTGAGCCCTTTTTTCCCAACATTGACAGTTGCACCGGGTACACCGATGCTTGCACTTACTCCACGCTTACCAATGTTGAGCCTAACGCCAGGAAACAAAGTAAAGGTTTGTCTGAAACGAAGAGACATAAAGTTATCCCTATGTAGTGTTGTGCACCAAAGTTCGAAATGTTTTTATATGAACATTGAGCTGATACAAAAGCCCTTCCTTAGCTCATCTTCATACCGGCATGATACAGAGGTTTGCTTGTCGGTGAAGTAAAAAAAAAGCCCGCATAAGCGGGCTTTTTTGTCACTCGGGAGCCGCGGCTCCTTTGCGTATCCTTTTTTGTCTCCTCACCGTCTGGTCGGTGTCCTGCTGAGACTGCTAACTTCCTGTTATTGCTAGTGATGTCCTATCACTGTCCAATCATGATTGGTGGAACTGGCGGGAGTTGAACCCACCATTGTTCGCTATAGTTAAAACCTGATAGACACGAGAAATCGGAGTCGGCCACCAATGTTCACCGGTTACGACAGCCGCATCGAATGAGACTGTCTTATCTATTTCAATCAATTTTTGAATGAGAACAGACGTCTTCAAACTTACCTCCATATTGTCAAAAAGCGGTTATCAAAACTCTACGTAAACTATACAAAATCAGTGGGTTAAGATGAAGGTGAAAATGTTCGCATCGATAATTAAATCAATGAAAAGTGTCATTTATTCAACGCGTTAACTTAATTAAGCGTAACTACTGCTGCGTCATATGGAATGGTTCGAAGCCGCAGACCTGATCGTTAAGGGTATGGAAGGCGCGATTAACGCGAAAACCGTCACCTATGACTTTGAACGTCTGATGGAAGGCGCTAAACTGCTGAAATGCTCAGAGTTTGGCGACGCGATTATCGCGAACATGTAATCCACTCGCTGGGTTAAATGACAACGGGAGCCTGAGGGTTCCCGTTTTTTATGCACACAAGACGGAAACAACGCTATGACCCATGATATCCCGCTCAAGTATTATGACATCGTCGACGAGTATGCGACTGAAACGGCGAAACCGGTAGAAGAGGCAGAGCGTACGCCGCTGGCACACTATTTCCAGCTGCTGCTCACTCGCTTATACAACAATGAGGAAATCAGTGAAGAGGCGCAGCGGGAGATGGCTGTCCAGGCGGAGATAGACGAAGCGCGCATTGACGATATTGCGAACTTCCTGAATCAGTGGGGCAATGAATAACGCGTCATCGCGCTGAGTCTGCCAGCAGCCTGGCGAGGTCGTGCCGGGTTAGCGACTTTGAAAAGTACCAGCCTTGTACGAGGGCATCGGGGTATCTCTGCGCGATGAACTGATATTGCGTTTCGCTTTCAACCCCTTCAAAAACCAGGGTTTTGTGCAGTTTAGCGAGCGCGTCGCTGAAGATCACCAGGATATCCTGTTTATAATGCTCGCTGATGCCGTCCACTAACGACTTATCCACCTTGATTTCGTCATATTTGAGATTTGAGAGCCTGGCCAGATTAGAGTTTTGCACACCAAAATCGTCTATTGAAATTTTGACGCCTGCCGATTTAAGCTCCTCACAAAACACTTCAAGGATGGCCGAGGTGGAAACGCCATTCTCAGATAACTCAACTTTGATTAACGATAAGGGAATCGCGTTCTCTGAGCATGCATAACGTAATACCGCCAGGAATTTGCCGTCTTCAATTTCCGTCCGGCCAACGTTCAGTGAAATCATTAACTGATGTTCAGCGGCCAGCGCGGCAATTTCCGCCAAGGATTTCTTTATCATGTTCTGATAATAAACGTTATACAGGCCAATTTTTTTAATTAACGGGATAAACAGCTCAGGAGAAACCTCTTTGTGATTGTTATCCTGCCATCTTGATAACACTTCAACCCCGACGATTTTCTTATCAGCAACCCGAATAACAGGCTGAAAATGAACGCTGATGGTATTCGTTTTTACCGCTTTGACCAGCGTTCGTTCCAGAGAACGTCGGTCTTCATAAAGTCGAAGAGAAAACAGCGTCAGGGATACCCAGATAAAGTATAAAAACAAGCACAGAAGCACCATCACTACGTGGGAGAGCGAAGCCAGTCCGGCATCATGGTGTGTGACGGTAACGCACAAATCCCAGCGTGTACTGCACTCTGTCACAGCCAGCGTAAATAACAGAGACTGTAAGCGGCTGAAGTTTTCTGATGGCGGCGTAACGGTGAAAAAGGTGCGGCCGAAATCTTTAGTGGAAGAACGAAGCGAATAGTTGGCGGTAACGGGGGCAAATTTATCGTAGGCTGAACGGGAGGTGAAGATAATAAGGTGGTTATAGATTGTTGCATTGCCGACAAAGAAATCTTTCTGCGAAAACTGCGCCAGGCTGAAACCGTTCTGGGTATTATGCAGCTCAGAGGGAAGGGCGATGGGATTTGCCAGCTTGCCCCAAAACGCGGTGCAGGTGATTTTCCCCTTTTCAATAAACCCCACATCGGCGAAATAGAGACTTCGCATCTTTAATTTTCGGTAGACGTTCAGACTGGCGCTATCGCATCCCTGCGCGGAGGTATTTTTAAGCGTACTGGCGATATTTTGCGTTAACTCTTCAGAATAGCTTAAGAGCGTGTGGGAGATCTCCCTCTGCCGGTTCTTTTGCTGCTCAGCGATAATGGCGTTAACCGCATACAGCGACAGGACGACCATAAAGGTTGAGATGATAGCAACGGCAATGGCCTTCTTCAT